GGAAATTCTAGAAATTGAAGATTGTGTATTGGAAGATACCTATGAAATTTTTAATGCAACCAATCATGTTATTATTGCAAATAAGATTCATTCGCATCAATGCGATGAATTTGCGTTCGTACCTCCCAATGTAGCCTCAGAGTTCTGGACCAGTATTTCTCCCACGCTGGCTACAGGCGGTAAAGCCATTATTACTTCTACACCTAATAGTGACGAAGATCAGTTTGCTCAGATTTGGCATGAGGCTAACAAACGCTTTGATGAACACGGCAATACTACAGAAGTAGGTCGCAATGGATTCTTTCCATTTAGAGCAAACTGGAATGAGCATCCAGATCGAGATGAAAAATGGGCCGATGAAGAACGTAGCCGTATTGGGGAGGAAAGATTTAGGCGAGAACACCTATGCGAATTTTTGGTTTTTGATGAGACCTTAATTAGTGCTATCAAATTGGCAGATCTCGAAGGCGCAGAACCTATCATGAAAATGGGTCAGTGCCGTTGGTATAAGAAAATTAATCCTAAACATACTTATTTGGTAGCGCTCGATCCCAGTTTAGGCACGGGCGGAGATCCTGCTGCTATTCAGGTATTAGAGTTACCGACATTTAATCAAGTTGCAGAATGGCACCATAATACCACTCCTATACAGGGGCAGGTTAGAATTTTAAGAGATATCTGCAATTTTATTACAACTGAATGCAGCAATAAAGGATCACAGGCCAGTTTATATTATTCTGTAGAAAATAATGCTGTAGGTGAGGCTGCATTGGTGACCATTGACGAAATAGGCGAAGAAAGTATTACAGGGTTATTTCTAAGCGAGCCTATTAAGAAAGGGCATATTAGAAGATTTCGCAAAGGATTTAATACAACACATGCCAGTAAAATTGCTATCTGTGCTAAATTAAAGCATCTCATAGAAAGCAACAGAATGAAGTTAAATTCCAAGCAATTAATATCAGAATTAAAGACTTTTGTATCAAAAGGTATCAGTTTTTCTGGAAAAACTGGTAGTAATGACGATTTGGTTAGCAGTATGTTATTAGCCCTACGTATGGCCATGGTTTTACAAGAATGGGATCCTGCAGTTTATGATAAAATGAGAGAAGAATCAGAAGGTGAATGGGTCATGCCCATGCCCATTTATATAAACACATTTTAAATAAATAATCTTATATGAAGCCCATACAAATAATTAGTCAGGATGTTTTTGACAAAGTACGCAGCCGTTTTTCAAACCTACAAATGGGGGACGAAACCGGCGCTGTAACCATTGATCCCGCAGAAGCGCGTTTCTTTGATTTTGACTTCGTAATTGAAGGAGTCAATTTAGGTCGTGTTAGCGTCAGCTTAAATGATTTAGGTAGTCTAAAAGTCTACTATAGTCAGGGGATCACAGAAAATCACGATGCCCCTGTTAAAAAAGAATGGTTTAATTTTTTAAGGGAAATGCGATTTTTTGCTATGCGTAGATTACTACGATTTGATACAAGAGACATCGCAAAAACCAATCTCGACAAGAATGATTTTAAACACTTAGCGGCTACGCAAGGGCCTAAGGAACAAGATATGACAACTATGAATGAATCCCGTTGGAACCATAAGAGCACAAAGAAAACCAGTCGCGCAGTCGCAGGCAAGACCGAAGTAATTGTACGTCATGCTAAACCAGTAGAAGAAACGTATCCTGGCGCACGTAGTCAAAAGAAAAATATCAAGGCAATTTACATTCAAAATGCTGATGGCGAACGTTTTAAATATCCTTTCATTCATCCCGCAGGTGCATTTGCAATGGCACAACATGTGGATCACGGCGGGGTTCCCCATGATCCCGCAGGCAAAGCAATTATTCAAATGAGCGAGCAAATTGCTCAACTACAGGAATTTCAACGTAAAATACAAAGAACAAGTCTACATGATGATGCAATGGGCATAACAGAAAGGGCCGTAGGCCGCTTAGACGAATTAAAAGCAAAAATGGCTGCATTGGGTAAGCGTCATCATTATGAAAATTGGGTAATGGAATTTAATGAGCAAGAGCATATGGACGACAGCATCATGGAATTAGATGCTGTCACCATGGAAGATTATAAGAGCAAATTTACACAAACTTCATTTCAAGAAGAATTAGCCGGTTACTTTCCTCTATTACATAAGATCATGAAAGAAACAAGTCGTATTGAACTAGAAGATTATGTATCCGAAGTATGGGATGATGAAGCAGGATATGATACAGACGATCCAAAACACCCCGAATATGCAGAACGGAAAGCAGACCAAGCCGATTATGAAAGAAAGCGCCGTAAAGAAGAACCTACTGACTCGTTTGAAGAATGGGCCGAAGCTGTCGAACAAGGCAAACTCACTGATGATCAAATTGAAGAACTAAAACAAGAATTAGGAAAATTACCAACAGATCCCAACGGAAACCCTTTACTACAATTAGGTCCTAATGGTCAAACTTCATGGCAATTTTTTAATCAATTAGGTATTGACGATACTGACCTAAAAGATAAGTTAGAAGCTGCTGCCGAATTGAACGACGAAACAAATGGATTTGAAGTATTTGTATTATGGGCACAAAAAGATTATCCAGAATTGGCAGTGGCATTAGGCTTTAGTGGTACACCTGAGGCACAACCAGAGCAACCACCTACGGATGAAATGACGCAACCAGACAGCGGAGGGCCAGGAATGGCCACCGTACATGGAATGATGCCAAATGAAAACGATGAAGCAACAATGGGTAAAGGAATGATGCCAGCAGAAGATCGCGATCCTAAAGACATGATCAAAGAAGTTGCTAAAATTGTTAAAAGTTTTTACAATAGAGATAACCCAGAAGTTGGACCATTCCGGGGCAATGAGGGCATTGCTATAGATGTTAAAAAATCAATATCAGAAAAATTTGGTGAAGAGGCCGGAGAACAGGCAAGAGAAATAGCTGAAAAATTTATGGAAAAATTAGCGCAAGAATGGCATCAAAAACATGGCAAAGTAGAACATGATGGATTAGCAAGACTCAAAGAGCTATTAGGCAACGTTAAGACCAAAGTAGAAGGGCTAGATAATTCAGGAAAAGAATCTAATGTAGATGAAGCTGAATGGGATCATGATCCATTTAGAGATGGGTCAGCTGGTGACCACGCGACTGACCCTGCTAGCCAGACTGCTGCTTTAAAAGATTTTGTCATTGAATTATGGAAAGATGGAAATAGCCTGAACTATATTGCACATGCAGTAGCTGGTAATAGTCCAGAAACTAGTCCATCAAAAGAGCAGATTCAAAAAATTATAGACGATTATCAAGAACAAGAAGATGGCGGCGAGTGGGACGATTATCAAAATGATGATTCTGATTACGCAAAAGATCATCCTGATCATCCTGGATATCACAGCGACGATGATTGGGCTTCATATCATGACGAAATTAGCGATATGGATGAAGGTAAAACTCTGGAAAGAATATTGAAACTTTCTGGTTTGAAAAAAATTAAATAAAAATAGTTGACATGATAAATAAAGTAGCATACAATAAACCGTATGCTACTTTTTTCTTTTTAGTCAGTTGGCTTTAAAGAAATGGCATAACATAGGCATATATAAGGAGAAACATTATGGCCACATTAGCTGAAATCCGTGCGAAACTTCAAACATCCGCACAAACAAACTCAAACGCCGCATCTGGCGGTGATAACGCAATTTTCCCACATTGGAATATCCCAGAAGGCACAACGGCATCAGTTCGTTTCTTGCCAGACGGTGATGATAAGAATACCTATTTTTGGGTTGAACGTGCAATGATCAAATTGCCCTTTGCTGGTATCAAAGGCGATACTGCCAGTAAGCCAGTACAGGTACAGGTCCCTTGCATGGAAATGTGGGGTGAAACTTGCCCAATTCTTACAGAAGTTCGCCCTTGGTTTAAGGACAAGAGTCTGGAAGATATGGGCCGTAAATATTGGAAAAAGCGTTCCTACGTTTTTCAGGGGTTTGTTCTTGATAGCAAACTTCAGGAAGATCGAGTTCCAGAGAATCCAATTCGTCGATTTATCATGAGCGCACAAATTTTTAATATTGTTAAGAATGCTCTTTTGGATCCCGAGATTGAACATTTGGTTACTGATTATGTTCATGGATTAGATTTCAAGATCGCCAAGACTACCAAAGGGGGCTTTGCTGACTATACTACTTCCAGTTGGGCTCGACGCGAGCGTGCACTGGGAGACGAAGAAAAGGCTGCTATCGATCAGTATGGCCTGTTTAATCTTAAGGATTTCTTGCCTAAGAAGCCCGGCGATGTTGAACTTAAGGTCATGAAGGAAATGTTTGAAGCGTCAGTAGATGGCGAGGCGTTTGACATGGATCGATGGGGTCAGTATTACAAGCCCAACGGTGTTAGCAACAATAGCGTAGGAACTAAAACCAGCGCTGTTGCTAATGACGAGGAGGTAGTTAATGAGGTCGAAGTTGCTCCAATTAAGGCCAAGTCTGCTGTGACAGAGGTATCGGCAAATGGCGGTGATGCTGGCAGTCGTGCAGCGGATATTATCGCTAAGATTCGTCAGCGTCAAGCACAATAAGGAGATAGACAATGGGTAAAGCTTTCGATATTTCTAAATTTCGAAAGAGCATTACTAAGTCTATCGATGGTCTGGGGATCGGTTTTAACGATCCCACAGACTGGATTTCGACTGGTAATTATGCTCTAAATTACTTAATCTCAGGAGACTTCTTTAAAGGCGTTCCTCTGGGTAAAGTTACTGTATTTGCAGGCGAGTCTGGTGCTGGAAAGAGTTATATCTGTTCTGGCAATATTGTAAAACATGCTCAAGAACAAGGTATTTTTGTTATCTTAGTTGATAGCGAAAATGCGCTGGACGAAGCATGGTTACATGCGCTGGGTGTTGATACATCGGAAGAGAAGTTGCTGAAGTTAAACATGGCAATGATTGATGATGTAGCAAAGACTATTAGTGAGTTTATGAAAGAATATAAGGTTATGCCTGAAGAGGAGCGTCCTAAGATTCTTTTTGTAATCGATAGTCTTGGAATGTTGATGACTCCGACTGATCTAAATCAGTTTGAAGCCGGAGACCTAAAAGGTGATATGGGCCGTAAGCCTAAGGCGCTAACTGCGTTGGTCCGTAATTGTGTAAATATGTTTGGTTCATTTAATGTAGGAATGGTTTGTACAAATCATACTTACTCGAGTCAAGACATGTTCGATCCAGACGATAAGATTTCGGGCGGACAGGGCTTTATCTACGCTAGTAGTATTGTGGTAGCAATGAAAAAGCTCAAACTCAAGGAAGATGAAGACGGCAACAAAGTTAGCGATGTATTAGGTATTCGTAGTGCTTGCAAGATTATGAAAACTCGATACGCCAAACCCTTTGAAAGTGTACAGGTCAAGATTCCTTATTCAACCGGTATGAGTCCGACTTCGGGATTAGTTGACATGTTTGAAAAGATGAATGTATTATCCAAGGTGGGGAATAAACTCGCATATACCGATAGAGAAACTGGCGAAATTATTGCAGAATTCCGTAAGAATTGGACCGAAGATAAACTCACGCTGATCATGAAGCAGTGGGATAACACTGTTGTTCAATCTGCAAACACTATTGAGGAAACTGAAGAGTCATGATAGAAGAAGATTTAATCATTGAAATGTGGGACATATTTAAAGAATATATTCCTGAGAAAAATCGAGAAAATGCTGCTGGACATTATGTGGATTTCTTAGTCGGAAAAGATGTAAGTTCATCTATTTTGGCCAGTATTGTTGGTTATGATGTCCATTTGGATTCCGCTATCAGTCTTGTACTCGATGACGGTAGCGATGAAGAAGAAGACGAAGAGGATCATTGGTCAGATGAGGAAGATGAGGATCATTAATGACATGGTATGCTAAAGTTAGTAAAGACATATCACATCTTCCTCAATGTTTAGATCATTTCTATAACGAACTGGACGAGGCCCGCAAAGAAGTTAAAATTTACGGCAACGTAGAAAAATCTTCAGCGGCCTTGCCCGGTATTGTTGAACATAGATTTAATCAATTGCAAGAAATTGAAGCTGTTCTTGAATACCTCAATATAGAATTGCGACGTGTAAAATCTAAATCTTTTAAAAAGTATTTGGAAAATTATCAACGAGCGCTGAGCAGCCGCGATTGTGAAAAATATGTCGAGGGTGAAGCAGACGTTGTTGATATGGAAAAGATTATTAACGAATTTGCCATGCTGCGTAATCAATGGTTAGGTATTATCAAAGGATTAGATATTAAACAATGGCAACTTAGCAATATCATTAAATTAAGAGCGGCAGGACTTGAGGACATCACTCTTTGAGTGTATAATATTTCTATGATCACAGTAGAAGATTTAATTGTACAATTAGCATTTACCTTTGGTAGATCAGTTAATGCTTTTGACTATAAGATTGTACAAAGTTTTGCTGATCAAATTGCAACAGGTCAGGCCTTAACTGAAAAACAAGGCAATCTTTCTGTTAAAATTCTTAAAAGATATAAAAAAGTTTTAGAATCTCATTATTCAACCCCCATTGGAAATTTTTTAGACAATCCTATTTACAAATATCCCTTTCGTGTAGTCAAAGATATCAAAAAAATGACCATCGTTGAAAGAGATGAATATCATGGAAAACTAATTAAGGTAGAATTTCCCTATAATCAAACCTATATTGATAAAATTCGAGAAAATAGAAATCCTTTGGCATTGGCTGTTTGGGATAAGAATGAAAGATGTTGGTTTTTTTCATTATGTGAAAAAAATCTAAAATTTTTGATGGACTTTGCCGAAGCTGAGCAATTTGAAACCAGCGAAGAATTTCAAATTTACGTAAAACAAATTAATAACGTTTTAGAAAATATGGAACAACATGTTCCTATGCTGATTCTTGACGATGGTCGGCCAAAATTAAAAAACATCGAACTTAGTTTAAAAACTTTGGATATTTTAGAATCTATTTTTGAAGCAAGGAAGTATGGAATTTTGACTTGGGACGAAAATATCTCAAATTTCATAAAAAATTATCCTAATAAAATTATTAGAGATTTTTTAAATTCTAATAATCTAAATTTTTTCATAGATTCCGAAAAAAATGATATTTTTGATTTAGAAATGATCATAAAATATCTAAGTCCCTGTCTTTTTATTATTCCAGGCGGAAGAGAATTAGAAAAAACCCAATTGGTTCACAATTTTTTGAATAAAATTGGAATTGAAAATGAAAGTATGAGCGTGATGTTTAGATTACCAACGGAGACTGGAAAAGATTTCAATAATTTTGTTAAAAATTACGGTTTAAATTCTCCAATTTCTGAAAAAACTCAAATTGTTTTTATTAGTGTAAAGGTTCCTAAGCCTTTAATTAAGTCAAACATTTATTTTAATTCGGTTATCAATTTAGGGTTTGATAATGCTCATTATTCAATCAAAAATTTCTCAGAAAATCATCAAAATTTAATATATTTTTCAGAAAAATCAGGCTTTGGAGGAGCGCAATTTTGTCTACCGCTAGAGTCATAATTAAAGATGAAGTTAATATCAAGATCGACAGCCTTGACCTTGATACCAGAAAAGCATTAGTCAAAAAGTTTAAGTTTTTTGACCCCACTGCTCGCTATAAACCCTCTTATAAATTAGGCCGATGGGACGGTACTATCTCATTTTTTGGCATCGGAGGAACAACTTATCTCAGTATGTTAGAGCAGGTTCTTCAATATTTAGAACAACAAAATTACTACATCGAAGTTGAAGATCTTCGTACCAGTCCGTCATTAGAATTTTCCAAAATTTCTGAGGATTTTTGGGGTGAAAAAACTTGGCCTGAAGGGCATCCTATAGCAGGAGAAAAAATTGTTTTGAGAGATTATCAATTGGAAGTTATCAATAATTTCTTAAAAAATCCTCAGTCATTACAAGAGGTTGCTACCGGCGCAGGTAAAACTATTATCACCGCAACATTGTCAAAAATTTGCGAAAAATATGGTCGAACTATTACGATTGTGCCCAATAAAAGTCTGGTAGAACAAACCGAAGAAGATTTTGTCAACTGCGGGTTAGACGTAGGCGTTTATTACGGTGATAGAAAAGATTTGAATAAAACTCATACAATTTGTACTTGGCAAAGTCTTAATATTTTAGAGAAAAAATCTCATGATTTTGCCGACGAAATTGTAACCCTGGCAGAATTTTTGGATGGTGTAAAAACCATTATTGTTGACGAGGTCCATCAGGCCAAGGCCGAAGTTCTGAAAAAATTGTTAACACACAACTTGTCTAATGCACCTATACGTTGGGGGTTAACGGGTACTATACCTAAACAGGATTTTGAATATCAGGCCTTGCGAGCCAGTTTAGGAGATGTTATAAATCATGTGTCGGCATACGATTTACAACAAAAAGGTGTTCTTTCAAATTGCCATGTTAATGTTATTCAAACAGCCGAATGGAAAGAATTTGGTAGTTATGCAGAAGAATTAAAATATTTGGTTACAGACGATATTAGAATGACCTATGTCAGCAATTTGATTAACACGATTAGTCAAACGGGTAATACATTAGTTCTTGTAAATCGTATTGATTCAGGAAAATTTATTGTAGAAAAGATCCCAGATGCAGTTTTCGTATCGGGAGAAGTTAAAACTAAAGATCGTAAGGAAGAATACGATGAAATCAAAACTGCCGACAATAAAATTATTGTGGCAACTTACGGTGTGGCTGCTGTGGGCATCAATATCCCTAGGATTTTTAATCTGGTCCTACTTGAACCCGGGAAAAGTTTCATTCGCGTTATCCAGAGCATTGGGCGCGGTATAAGAAAGGCAGAAGATAAAGACTTTGTGCAAGTATGGGATATTACTGCTTCTACCAAATACGCTAAAAAACATCTCACAGAAAGAAAAAGATATTATAAAGCCGCCCGATACCCATTTACAGTTGAAAAGGTGAAATATTGATGCAGATTTTAACATTAGAGAATCGAACATTTTTTCTTAATGACCTCCCAGATGAAATCGAGGAGGATTTAAGATTTTCTGTTCTTGATAACAGCGATAATCAAAATCCTGATTATTTCTTTGTTCCTTTGATCTTCTTAGAAAGCTTTACAGGACCAGCGGTACAGCTACGCATTGGAAAACATGAGTTGGCCATGCCATTAGATTGGTGCACCATTGTAGGCGATCCTGAAGGACCGGATATGGAAGTACTTCCGTTAACCAGCCTTAACGATCGAGGATTTAAAACATTTTGTTTTAATCCGTTAAGTAGTTTTAGGCCGGATTTTTTAGAAATTGATATCATTGATGTCTATCAAGATGTTAAATGGTATTTTCCAAAAATGCGGCCGGGTCAGTTACTTTGCACTCCCTTGTATGGTGGAGATAAACCTACTTGTGCTTATTTTGTTAAAGAAGTCAGTAGGCAAAGTGAAATATTAGATTATAGCAAATGTTGGTAAAGGAGACGACTATGATAACTAAAGAAAAATTACAACATCACGCAGATCATTTAAAGACCAAACATCAACTTTTAGATGATGAAATTGATCGAATGGAGCAAACCGGAGCATTTGAAGATAATAAAATACGGCAACTAAAATTAAATAGATTACATCTCAAAGAAGAAATTGATCGAACTAAAGATCGAATTAAAAAACTAAATCATTAACATGGAAAATCTAAAGCCTGATGCAGCTCTTGTATACGAAAGTCTCGACGGCGGCAAAACTGTATATTCTCGAGAACCGGGCTCTCCGTTTAGAACCTTAGTTGGATACAGCATTGAAAAACAACAATTATTAAAAGAACAACAAGAAAGAGAATTGTGGGATAATATTAGAAAAGAAGCTGAAACAAATCCTTCTTTACAAGAAGCATTAGAACGTGTTAAAGTATTATATCATTTGAGTAAAAAAGATGGCACTTGATATTAAAAAAGAATTGGCTAATGTCAATTCAAGAAACTATGATTTTTTAGATAATCTTCCTGAGGAAGAAGCTAAAACTTTTAATCCTTACGTATTCATGAG